GGTGTAAAATCAACACGCTTTATATATTCATCATCACCTTCTAAAATATATCTGTTTAAAAAATACCCATTGGAGAAATCATCTCCACCTACATATGATCTATAGTGAAAATTCCAGTTCTTTAGACTATCTTCATAATCTCCGTGTTTAGCTACTAAAAATTCTCTACTATAATCTGCCATCAACTCCACCTAGTCGGTTCACTTGGTTTAAACTCTCTACGCAAAGGAAACATATATTCTACCATGTAGCCTAACGCATCATTGAAATGGTCAAACCCACTATCTTTATCTGGAACACTTGTTCCCTCTTTGTATATCTGTCTTTCTAAACTCTTAATTAAGTTTTTACAAGATTTTGTTATAAATAGACTTGACACATTATTCGCATTTTTTAACTTGGAGTTTACAGCGTTAATTCTATCTCTGACTAATGGGTGTTGCGATCTTGCTTTAACTTCAAAACCAGCGTTGCGTAGTAAAGATAAATCTGTCATTCCTCCAGCAGAAGTTTTTCTTTGTCTTGAAGCTGGGTCTGGAAATACAACTATTCTATGACCTTGATACCTGTTTTTTATTTCATCAATCATTTCAGAAGTATTAGAACTCCATAATTGTATTTCATCATAGATTATTAAATCATTCTTCACTTGCTCTGCTAAAACACAAACCATAGGAGAAATATTAAAATCCATACCAATATGAATTGTCTTAGAAACTCTTTCATAGTCATTGATGATATGCTTGTTTCTGTCAAAGTTATAGTAAATTATACCAGCATAATTAACAAATGTTGCTAGATATTCTTGTTGAAATGTGCGTTCATCTAGATCATTCTTAGCTTGTTCTATCTCTTCTTTACTTACTTGTCCGCCTTCTATTGTGGTATATTTGAATGATTGCCATTCTGAATCTTGTTTAGAATACAAATCATAAGCAAAGTTAAATCCTTTTGGTGTTCCAGTAAACAAAGCGTGGCCTAATGTATCTGATAATGTAGGTCTAATTACTTCGTACCATGCACTAGGTTTAATGTCTTGAAACTCGTCCATAACAACAAAGTTCAACCCTACTCCACGCAATGATTGTTCATTATCTGCTCCTTTAAGAGTTATAACTGAGTTGTTTCTTAAAACTATACTTAAATCAGCTTCATTAATCTTTTGCACCCATCTATGTTTTATCATTTGTTGTTTCAGCATATCCCAACAAATAGTTTTTGATTGCCTGTAACTGGGTGACACATACCATACTCTTTGATTTGGAAATCTTGAGAACTTAGCCATCTCTTGAATACACATAAAAGTTTTGCCAAACCTTCGTCCAGCGATCATTACTCTGAAACGCTTATCACATAGTATTACTTCTTTTTGTGGTTTAGTTAGCGGCACTTAATCAGCAGACCATTTTAAAGGCTCTGTATCTTCTGTTATTGGATATTCTGTTTGATTTAACATTTGTTTACCTAACCATATCTGCATAACCACATTACCCTTTTCAGCACTCTTCCATTGTAACTGTCTAAGCCTTAATTTCATCTCTGCCTTACCTTTTGTCAGATATTCGGAATAACTATGCCTAATAAGGCTTTCATCACACCCATAAAAGTCTGCTATTTCTTTATTAGTGCAACCATAATTAGCTAACTTTCTAATTTGTTCTGGGTCTATATCGTATTTTTTTGGTCTAGCCATTTATTAACTCTGCTTTCTTTCCTGTATAATCTTCCCATCTTTTAATTATTACATCTACATATTTTGGGTCTAATTCCATAACATTACATATACGATTTGTTTTTTCACAAGCTAATAATGTTGAGCCAGAACCACCAAACAAATCTAGTACAGCGTTACCTTGTTTTGTTGAGTTTTTAATAGCCCTTTCAGATAAAGCTACTGGTTTTTGTGTAGGATGTTTATATTTAGAATCTTTTTTTATTTCCCATAAATCAGATTCATTTGTTATTGAGGCATCTATAAAACCATCAAATAAAATAAATTCATGCTGGTGTCTGTATCCTTTACCTAACCCAAAAACATTTTTAGCCCATACTATACAAGTTTTAGGATTCAATAGTTCTTGTAAAATACCATAAAAAGCCCAGTTACAACAAATATAATAAGTATTTATGTTTAATGTTTTAAACGTATTTATAAATTCATTTATAAAATCTTTAAAATCATCTTTAGACAAATTATCATTTTTAATAACATCAAATTTTCCACTTCTACCATTAAAGGCTACATTATATGGGGGATCGGTAAATAACATTTCAATATTTTTATTATTTATCAAACTTTCTACTTGTTGAATATTGGTGCTATCACCACACATTAACCTATGTTCCCCAAGTTGATATATATCTCCTAGCTTAGCATTTGGTTCTTTAGGTAGTTCTGGAACTTCATCATCATCAGTTAAACCTTTTTCATCTCCTACAATAAGTCTTTCTAATTCCTTATCGTTAAAGCCTAAGTTCTCCATATCAAAATTATTATCTAACAAATCAGTAAACTCTATGTTTAATAAACCCATATCCCACTCTGAGTCCTCGTTAAGTCTATTATCAGCTATTCTATATGCTTTTGCTTTGAGAGGAGGTAAGTCTGCAACTAATACAGGTACTGTTTTTAATCCTAAAAGTTTTGCGGCTTGGTGGCGTGTATGCCCCACAATAATAATCATTTCCTTATCAACAACTATTGGCTGTTGAAAACCAAACTCTTTTATTGAACTAGCTACCTTATCTGCGTTTAAATTTTTTCTTGGGTTATTTATGTAAGGTAATATTTTATTTGTTTCTATATTTTCTATTTTCATTAGTGAATTGTAATATCTTGTTTTAAAACTTCCATGTCTTGAACTTTATGATGTTTTAAAAGATAATCGTTAGCTTCCTCTTCTGTTTCAAATCCAGATACTTGAATAACAGCAGAATAGCCACCATAAACATCTGGTATTGTGATGAATAGTTTCTTTAAATCTTCTTCCATTCATTATTTATACGCTAATATTTAATTTTTCTATATGATTTTTTTCTAACAAACCATCTTTATAGGCTTTTCTAATGTCTTGGTCTGTATCATTCATTGTTCTTATACCCTTTTTCCATAGTGGTAAGTTAGCGTAGGGGTTACGATTATCTATTTTAAACTCCTCTTTTTTCTCTGTTAATAGTTCTTCTGTCCAGCCCTCTGAGTTTAACCACCTACTAAAATGTGCTAAAAACTTCTTTTCATCTATAGAATCTGACTTGGCATTGTATTTCTCTATGAGAAGGCTTGGTTCTACTTTTCCATGTATTTTTTTGTATGCTTTAAGACCTTCGGATTTTGTTCCACGCTTAGTTTTTAGCTTAGACCATATATCCTCAAAAGCATCATTAATTATTTTATTATTACTATGACTATGACTATAACTGCTTTGCGTTCGCATATGCGTTTGTGGTGCGTTCGCATTAGACCATCTTTTATCTGCGGCTTCTTTAGCTTTACCAGATTTCTCTATTACCCATTCAAATTCTTCCTTTTGGGCTTTGGAGAAGTATCCGTTATCATCTTCTTTAAAGTACGTTTTAAGTATGTAGTTTATATCTTCCTCGTTGGCGTTTTGAACTATGCGTTTTATTCTTGATATATCTTTAGGTAAATATGCTTCATTCTTCCATGCGTAGCATAATAATCTAAAGTAAATACCTATTTCTTCGTTTGTAAGGTTTACTGTGTCAGCGATAAAATTATCGGTGCTTATTCCCATCTTCCATATTTTCGTCATTTTTTCTCCAATTTTTTTTTAATTTTAGTCCTTGTTTATAACCATCTATTTTATCTTTGCTACTTTCTAAAACAATGTGATTAAAACAGCGAATACAAGCGTATTTAAACATATTATGTTTATCATATGAACCAGCTTTAACTCCATCAACTTGATAAGCAATAACAGAATTAAGTCCGATCATATTAGTTAGTAAGTATTGCCTTTTGCAATAAACACAACAATCAGATTCCCCAAATATCATGTCTTTGCTCCAATAGTTCAGCACTATTCCAAGTCCAATCATCTAATTTAGGCACTATTAAATGCTTC